TGAAGTCATTCCATTAAAATTAGCAAGAGTTGTATTACCTGTGACTGCTAAAGTTCCGCCTATAGAAGCGTTACCACTAGAGTCAATAGTTGTGTTAGATGTTTCGGCACCTGTTGTGCCGTCTGTAGAAAATTGAGTAAATCCGTTCTCGGCTCGGACATTACCCTTAAAAGTTGTATTAGCCATGTAAATCTCCTATCTTGGCAAATGTCAGTCACATTATGTAACTGTTAGGTTAATCTTATTATACACAAAAAAGGGCAGTATGTAACTGCCCTTTTTTTAAAGTTTTAATTAAGCTTACGCTCCTGGTGAACCAAACATGGCACGAGGATCAGAGAAACCAAAAGAATATCTTTCTCTTGCTTTATATCTCATGTTTCCTGTCTCAAAGTCTGGATCCATAGCTGTTGCTAAAGACATACGCTCAAAGTGCTTTAAGCCATTTGGTGCGTCTGTCTTAATGAAGAAAGCATCAGTGTCTGTCAAGAAATCATTGATCACATAACCATTTGGTAACATGCCTGTTGACTTCATAGCATTGACATCGTTGTCTGCTGTTCCTGGTCTAAGGTTAGAAGCCATTAATCTTTCTGCCACAAATTGTAGCTGACGAGGTATAATTAACTTCATGCCTCTTAAAGCAATAATTAATCCACGCTCATCAGTAAAACCTGCAATACTGATTAATGCATCTTCCAAAGATGTTTCGTTAAGATCAGCTGCTGCAACATTGTCTAACGTACCACCATTTGTTAATGGATGATCTGTTACACATAATGCTTTTCCATCACCACCTGTTATGGAAGTGTCGAATGCATTATTTAATACACCTGCTGCTTTTACTTGCTTAGTATGTGCCATAGATCTTGCAAGTGCTCTCGTATAACGTGAAGAGATTTTGTCATAAAGGTTATCCTCTACGGCTTCTTCTGTTATTGAGAATGCCATTGCAACGGTCTCATGGTTATACCTTGCAGTATAAGCCTCGTTTGCATCGTCAAATGTTACTGCATTACCCTCTGACTTAGTAGGGGCTGCACCAAATCCACTCAACATTACTTCTTCTTCAAACGCTCTGTCAGATGACTCGGTGTCGAAGATTTCAGAATGCTGACCTTCATATCTGTCGTATTCCATACCAAAGAGAGCGTTTAAGCCAGGCTCTAATTCTTTAGCAAGTTGTGCTCTTGAAATTGCCATAGTTAATTACTCCTTATGATATAGCAGCATCAGCGTCACCAGAAGAACTAGCAAACACATGATTGTTGAGTTTAACGATATAAGAGATACCTGCGGCAGAGTGATCAGCGTTAGTCACATCTTCATGAATGCCCACTATCATTAGAGGGTTTGAAGGATCTGAGTCTTCAGCTGAAGATATATCTACCATAGCACTAGAAAGTCCTGTTGTGCTATTTCCAGCAGTTGCAGTTGCAAATATTGCTGTTTTAAATATATCCACTCTTGCGACAGCTAAACTTGTGTTCGTCCCGTCAGAAGCAATAATAAACTTCTGCATAGGATTATCGTATATAAAACACTTGATATCAAAATTAGCGTTGGCAGTACCATCACCGCCCCACTGATTTTTGAAAGTTAGTTTACCTGTTGACGCATCAACGTATTCACATCCAGCAAATACACCAAGGAGTTGTTTACCATCTCCTCCGGCACTTGTAATTATTGCTGCGGTTCCACCTGTCAACTCGACTTCAACTGGAGAACCCTGGAAAATCGCTGAAGCATCGCTTTTGATAAAGTACTGACTAGTCGAATTGATGCCACCACCAATAACACTAATCGGCTTTAATCCAAACTTTACGTTTACATTAGCCATCTTTTAGCTCCTTTTGCTTCATTATAGTTACTCGGTTGGTTTTGCTTTACCACCGAAAGATACACGACTTTGCCTATCCGTATGGATCGGCATTGAGGGATGTTGTTCCCTCATTAGGTTTTCATCCACGGCTTTCATCTGGTTGCGGGTCTGGTCCCGATAATATTCAGTTCTTTCCTCTACCGTTTCTTCTGGTATTCGTGCAAGCATTAAACCACCTACACCAATTACCCCTGCATTCTTACCCTCGTCAATTGTCGGATACGAAGCTCCAGAATCTGGATATTCATCCGCTCTAACTGGCTCCCAGCCTTCCCTGAATCTTGAGTGCATATTCGTTTTATCATCCTCACCTCTTAAATGAGTTCTGATCCAACGATGCTTGTACCCAGCAGGTGCGTCCGGCATAGCCAACTTCGATGGGGGTGCCCAAGGTTTTCTTCTTTGGGTCTTTGCACGAGTTTGGTTATCTCGTGTTGTTCTATTACTGTCTGCCATGTTTTACTCCTTCACATACTTAGCATATTCTTCGAGCGGAACATTCAGCCTTCTCGCAATAGCAATTTGCGAGGCAGACAACTTGACTGTTCTGCGTCCCTTTGGTGTTGACGACTTTGAAGCCGTTGTCCCAGCAGAGGCGACTCTGGGACTATTGGATTTCTTAGGAGTTTCTTGAAACTTGTGCGGAAACTCCGTCCTAATCCGGTTATCTAATTCAGTATAGTACTCATCTGACGTTGCGTCAAACCCCTCATCTTCAATTAGTTGTTTATGTAACCCAAAAGCTGCATAAGTCATAGGTTGATCTTGTCCGAACCATGAATTTTTCTGTGCCCAATCTTCCGCTTTTGGATCTGGTTTTGCTTGAGGCTGTTGAACTTGAGGCTGTTGTGTTTGAGCGGCATCAGTCAATCCTGCAGCCGTAGCTTTAGCTGCTTCTTCTCTTCTAGCTTTTAAGTCAGCTAATCTAGCTTCTTCCATAGCAATTCTTGAAAGATTTTGTGATGCCTCGTACATGGCATCAGCATCACCCTCTTCATGTGCTTTTCTATAAGCTTCTTTTGCAGCGATTGATTGAGACTGAACCCTTGTGTCAAATTCACCAACATAAGTGTTGTCTAGCTTATCAAGTTTTGCTTTTAATTCTTCGTTCTGTTGCTTAACAGCTTCAGCAAATTTAATTGCTTCATTCCTTTGTCTTTCTTCTTCTCGAAACTTAGACGTAAGTTTACTAATGCGTTTCTTAACAGAATCAGAGTAATCAGAAAGCTCATCACCTTCTTTTTCTTCCTTCTCTGGAGCTTTGGTATCAACGACAACTTCTTCTTTGTTATCATCACCTGACTCCTCTATTTCAATTTCTTGACCTTCTTCTTCAATTTCTTCAATTTTAACATCTTCTTGCATACTAAGCTCCGTATGTTTTTATGTCGTCAGGATCGACAATGGTTGCAATGACTTCATCGTCATTGATTATTCTAACTTCTCCACCCTCTATTTGAAACCGTGAACCAGCGTAACGACCAATACAAACCCAATCGCCTTCCTTACACCAAGGTTCACCATCTCCAAATTTATCTTTATCTTTATATGCAAGAGGACCAACTTTAGTCACATAAGCTGTAACGGTTGCTCGTGCTTCTCTTTCTCTTACTGGATCTGGAACGTAAACACCACCATCAGTTTTTTCTTTACCCATATAAGGCATAACTAATAGTCGCCATCCTGTGGGTTGTGGTATTCTGTCTATGATTTTTAACTTCTTTGCTTCTTCTTCGGCTTTTTTCTTGGCGTTCCTTTGTGCAAGAACGTATTCAGGTACTATCAGACTCATCATCCACCTTTTTTAGCAGGGTTTGTATATGTTCCAACGCATAAGAGAGTCCCTGTATCTCTCCAACCATTGCTTTATAATGACCAATATCAGACGCACTGCCACTGGTCAAGGAAATACTTATATCATCTATTCGATTTGTTAAATCTTTTTTATATTTATGTAGAAAATCAGCTATGTACATTGTTAACCTATGTTGGATTCATAGTAGATGCTCGTTTCTCGTTAAACTTTCTTTTTGCTAGTTCCATTCTAGCTTTATTCATGGCTGAACTAAAGTCTGTTTCTGGTTCTTTTCTCATTATACCCATGGCAATTGCTATTACAGGATTTGTAACAGGACCTCGTTTAGAAGTAGTAGAAGTCGGTAAATCACCATAAAAGTTAGTGGCAAAAGAGTCTGTTGTTTTGCTAATATCCATTTCTGGTTGCATCTGCATAGCACTATCTGTTACTTCTGGATTTATGTTTGCTATTCCTGTATTAAAAGCTTCACCTAAATTTTCTCCAGCACCCATAGGATTTGGTGAATAATTTATAGATGGAGCTGTTAAGTCTTCTCTTACAATACTAGCTGGAGCACTACCTTTATAATTTGAATCTGTCATAGAAGATAGATCTTTATCATTCGTAGGCTTGTTTAAAAAACTTATACCATCTACTAGGGCATTAAATTCACTGGATATTTTATCACCTATCTGTGTTCCTGCACCACCTGTTAACATATTTGTTAATTGTCCAAAATATCCGGGACCTTCATAGTCTGGACTGTTTGGGTCTAATTCTGCTTTATAAGTTCGACTCGTGTCTAGTGTTGGTTTTGTTTTTCCTACTTGAGATAGAATTGTACCTATAGGTCCAGGAGCTAAACTAGCTAATCCTCTAGCGACCAGTTCTCCAGTGCCAAACTGCCTGTCTTGATCAACCACGTTTCCTTGAAAAGTTGGAAGACCTACATTACTTCCAAAGATACTTCCATACCCTCTTTGTAAACCTTCTCTTAAATCTCCTTTTTCTTTATCACCTTGTATGTTTGGATTTCTATTTAAACGATTAAAATCTCTTTGTAATGCATCTAAAGAAGTTTGATCTAATCCTGTAGCACTGTCTTTACTTGGCGTAACGGTACCAATTCCTGATTGTCCATATGGATTATAATATTGAGCATACTGACGTTGTAGATCATCTATTGTGTCTCTTTGACCCCTGTAGTCTAAACCTCCCATATAGTCCGTAAAACCAAATTTCTTAGAACCCGCAAAAGGATCTGCTGCACTAATACCTTTAAGAGCCATAAACTCATTCATGTTCAAAGCAGTGCCTCTATCACCGAAAGTGGGTTGCCCACTATTCGCTAATATATTCTGTGCTGTTGGAATACTAGATCTTCCATAACCGACTCCAAAGTCGGCTCTACCACCAGTTCTACCACCAGAACCAAGGCTGTCCATATAGGAAAGACTGTCCGGTGTAAAGAAATCAGCAAGTCCTATCTCTGCACCAGATGGATCATCCCCTACATAACTAGTGTCACTGGTATCTCCAGAATAGCCGAAACCTTCTCTACCACTAAGACCAGAGTCGTAATCACTAGCATTGGAGATATTACTTGCCATTTATTTAACTCCTTTGAACCCTAGTCCTTGGATAGCCATGCCGCCACCTTTAGCTTTATTAACTGGTTTTGATCTTTGTGATTGTGCTCTTTGTGCATTAGATTTTGGTGGCTTTACAACAAAAGTTTTACCATCAACATTTCTTAATTTTTCACCTTCACTTGTTTTTAGGACACCCTTAAAAGGTACAAGTGTTTCTTTTGGCTTTTCTGTTCTTGCTGCATCGGCTTGTTGTGCACCTGTAGATAA